TCAACCTTATATCCTGCGTATCTTCCACCTGCAATCACTTCTAGCTGATTCTGCCCTTGCTCTTGGACTCTAATAGTATTTCTTAAAGCTCCTGTTACATACGGCGCATTTACTCTAGCCCTTGAAGCGATGTCAAAACCCATCTTGAAAAGTCCAGTCACAGCCCTATCATTTATGAGTGATAATTGCTTGGTGTTCCAGTCTAATCTTACGCTTACGCTACTGCTCACTTGAAACCTCGGTCTGCACAACCTTCAGCTCTAGATGCTCAATTAGACCAGTGTGCTGGTTCTTGCCAACACCGGCGTCAATGATTTCATAATAATCACCTTTGCTACTGTCATACAACAAATAGCCAGAAACGAGTTTGTTAGTGCGAATTGTCGGCATCTGCTCTGGCTTCACATATACTAATAAATCTGATTTCAATTCTTCTGGTGTAGTAGAAATATCGGCACTTGAGCCTTCATCTATTACCACATCCAAATCAGCGACCTTAGTAAATGTCGTTCCAACTACAGAGCCTCTTTTAGAAGTTCCTATCTGCCAAACCCCAGATATAATTGCCTTGGCAAAAGCCTTAAAAATTGATATATCCATAGCGTTGGCAACAGTCCCTTCTTGACTTTTCTACATTTATCTCTGTACCGCAATTGCTGTATTTATCGATGATATCTTCATACTGGTTAGCAATTTGCTCAAAAGCGTTGGTGGCACTACTCTTAAAATTGATTGTAAAGTTTCTAACACGTTTTGATTCAATCGTGTCAGCATCGCCTTGGAATTTAAGCGAAGCTGAGATGAAATTAGCCAAGAGCATAGCTAAATCTCGGTTAGTTTCATCCAGCTCCGGGAACTCCTCAAGGCAAAGAAATGACGCAAGCCGACTTTCCGCTATATCTACAATGATAGCGAAATCATCATCAGAGTAGTTTACGGTTTGCCCAGTATATAGCGTATATTCTTCCTGTTTCATTTCTCAAGTTCCTGTTTAATTAGCTCTCCGTGCTTAAACCAGTAATAGCACAAACACTCTTGTAGCGGGTAAGCATACCACCACTTGGAGTTTCATCCAAGAGAATGTCCTGGTTGTTAGAAACATCGAAGAATGGGTGGACACGAACGCCCTGCTCACCGTAAGTGGTGTAACCATCACGGACAAGAAGGAAAGCGTCAGCATCAGCATACTCCATCCAGAGTGGGTTGAATACACGGTCTACACGGAAGATGTCCTCAGCGGAAGCACCTGGTTCAATTAGGTAGCGGTTGCCAACCTTAGCCTGGAATGCAGCAGTTAAGACGCTAGGCTTAACAATGAGAATCTGAGCACCAGTGGAGCGGATAAACTCACGAGCACCAACAACACCATCATAAAGGTTATCGCCAGCGGCAACTGCATAGGTGGAAGCAACAAGCGTACCATAGCCAGAAGCTGCGGCACAGTCTGCAGCAATTGGGAAGAAACCGGTATTGGTAGTTGAATCAAACATTCTGTAGTCTGGACCAGAACCAGAGTAAGTGCGGCCATCGCCAATCACAGCGGCACGCTCTTTGGAAGCGATAATCTGGTCGACTAATTCAGCGGCACGGAAATCTAATAATTCTGGGTTCTCATAAATTTCAAGCGAGTCAAGAGCAAGGCGCTTGTAAACCATCTTGGTGTAGCCTACACGAATAGTATCGGTAAGAGCTTCATCAAGTTTGGTATCGCCTTTTTTGTGACCCTGAGCAAGATTGCCATACTCGGCATCGCTAGATAGAGCATTGTTGCGTAGACCACGAGCATTGATGTGGTTGAAATAAGCAAGAATGCCATCGGACTTCTCAAGAGCTTCAGTCCAGATTTGGGTAATATTCACAGGGGTGCTAATGCCAGTGATAGCGTCGTTGCTTTTAACAGCAGCAGCGTAGGCACTTTCAAAAGCGGAGTTGAAGTGGCCGTTGGAAGCTTTAAGAGCATCCTTGATAGCCGCTTTGCGGAGGTTCTTAGCCTCTGCTACAGTATCTTTAGTTACGTTCATACTTCTCTCGTTAGTGACTTTGCGGTCACGGGTTAAGTTGATATTAATGTTGTGGACGATAGTGTCCTTCGTTTCCTCGGAGCTTTCTTCCTTGGAGTCTTCAGACTTCGTTTCCTCGGTCTTTTCTTCTGCCTCAGGTTCAGCATCCTCGGTCTTGGACTCTGGCTCATCCTCAGCTTTGTCCGCAGTCGGCTGTGTTTCGCTTTCCGGGACTCTAGTTGTGAAGTCATCAACTACATCGACAATTTCCTCGGCGATTTTCTCGGCCAAGCGTTGCTTCATAGCGGTGCCTTCATCTGGGGTAAGTTCATCTTTGGTAATTTCTGCCATAGATTGTCCTTCCTTTTGGTTGTTATTATCTTCACAAACATCCGACTCCGTGTCCTTGCTACCCTTAGCCTCAGCCACTTTGTCGCCTTTGTTATCAATAGTCTTTGCACGGGGGTCATTCCCAGTCAATACCATCGAAATCTCCCGTAGTATTCCGATAGGCTCGGTAATCTCAAGTCCTACTCCGTAATATCCATCTGGGAACCAGTCAATCCCGGTTGAATAGCTAGCATCTTCAGAAATAGCCCAAGCGTGGTCCGCTAGAGCGTCATTATTTGCGAAATACATTCGTGCATGGAGCCCATCCGATTCCATCCACACTTTACAAGAGCCAAATTGCTTCTCGATAGTATCAATAAGCTCGCCATCAACAGTCGCTCCGTGGTCTGCCTGTGCTTTTACACTATATTCCTCAGTCTGTTTATCAGGGTCAGTATTTAGGCTCTTAATAGAAATCGGCTTGCCATCTCTGCCCATAACATACAAGTTATCCAGGTCACGGATGTCCCCTGATTCCATAATCTGACCTGAATTCGCAAGAATGTTTCGGAACCGGCGCTCCTCCGATTCTTTGCTGTCTTTAATCACAATTGCGTCGTAGAACTTCATATCTTCAGTATATCACATAACAAGCATTTTAACAATGAAAACCCCAATGTCGCACAATAAAAAACCCCTTGTCTGTGATAGGGGTAAAGTGAGTTTTATGATTGCGAAATTTTAGTGTCAAATTCAGAGAATTGAAAAGTTTGATAATTTAATTGAAAATACTTTATTCTGGGTGTGGTAAGTACTATGGCACAGCCCATCTAATTTAATTATAAGAAGTTCGATATTCTTTGTCAATATATTTTGCGACGCCAAATAAGCTACCATAAATAAAACACCCCATTTTAGGGGTGTTTTTAAGCTAAGTTTGAACAGCCTGCTATTTAATAGCGCCAGTGTCTGGAGTTTCTGGAATTGGCTCTGGTTCTGGTTCCGGTATGATATAATCAACCGGTCTAAATGCGCCTAAGAATGTGCGCATAGACAGGTTGATAACATTCGGTTGCGAACCACCTTCAGCACAAAGCACGCCACCTTGGTTCTCGCCATAGACTGCGATATAGCCATTATTATAATAACCAACCGCCATAGCAACGTGGCCCCAAGTGCCACCGTTAGTGATAATCCAGTCACCAGGCTGAATGTTTTCAGGTTCGGTAATCATCACGAACGATTCATCAGCATTGGTAATACGGCAATCCCAAATTCCACGAGCGGCACCAGTCCCACATAGGTCTAGCCCATAGCCAGCGTAGTTAGTCCAGAATGCTTGAGCAAGCGAAACGCATTGTGCGCCATAAGGGTTCCCTTCAATTACGCATTTATTGATAGTATCTTCAATAAAGTGTTCGTAAGTGTCGGTGCGATAAACCGCTCCCTGTCCAGCGAACACGTCGATTTTACCACCATCTACTGTTTCAACGGTTTTAATATCTTCTTGGTCGAGTAGAACATTGACAGGTTCTTCAACTTGGACTGGTTCATCAGTTGTGCCGAATTCAACTGCGCCACCAGTATCTACCTTTACTTCTACTTCAACAGTTTTTGTTTCACCTTCGGTTTTTGGTGTAATAGTGATGCCAACAGGCAACCCTACTGCTAGACCAAGCAGGGCTACGATAATAGCTTTTGCCCATCTTGGAATCTTATTGGCAATATCTTTCATATTATCCTTTCGTTAATGATATTACACCTTTATTATAGCACAGTCCTAAAAGATAGATTCTGCGACGATAGATTTAATGCCTTATGCTGCGAGCATAGTGACCGCTGGCAATGCAACAGCCATTACCAAAGGGGGTATCACCTCTATCACATTAAATATCACCGCTCAATCTACAAGCACTGGTGATAAAATAATATTTTCTAACCTCCCAGCTTCTATAATGCCACAAGCCGCCCCAGGGATGTTCGCAGCAACTACCTCTACTGGTTCAGCATTACCAATCCGTGCAAGAACATCGGATAGCAGCATTATCTGTACATTCCCTGGTACGTCTGCAATATCTATTCGTGCCACGGCAACATACATATCTCAGTAAGAGTGCCCTATTTATACCCTACTACTTTATGGGAGCATATAGAGCCCAGAAGTTACAACCGTAGCAACACCATTAGTCGTGCCAGCGGTTACAACATACCCATTTGTGCCTATCCAAATCCTTCTTGGGGCAGCGGCACTTAAAGACACCGTCCCAGCTGGTAATTCTACATTTTGTGCTGGGAATAATTCAGATGGCAGAACAAACAACGTAGTGTTTGAGCTGGTGGCTACTGTGGCAGAAACGCTAAAGGATATTTCACATAATTTGCCAAACATCTTAACCGTAGCGTGATTGACCGTTACATTGGCTGCTGCGTACCCGCTGATATCAATTATTGATGTCGTCCAATCTATCTTGTCAGACGTGACGGCGCCAGTTGCGATATTTGCTGTTTGTACCATCGCATTAGTAGTCGGATGAACCCCGGCCGTAATCATTGCAGAAGTAATGGCAGTAGTGCCAGAAGCAACTCTTACATAGCCAACTACGGCATAATAGGCAGTAGCCCCAGAAGCCCCATCAGCAGTGATAGCACTACGAATTGTTGCATCACTTGGGTAATCCGGGCTAGAAGCAGCAGTGCCAGAAACAGGTATAATACCGCAACACTCTGGGTTGTCCTGTGTAGCATTGCTATTAACTGGTGGTTTATCTACATAAACAACGATAGCGTCAAATCTAGCGTTGTTTGCCGGAGCAGAATCCAAAGTAACCTGTACAGGAGAGCCACTGATATTATTTACCGATGTTTTATTCCCACTTGCATCTTCCGCAACAGCGACATCTCTAATGGTACCACTCCCGCCCACAGAAACAGTCATACCAGAGCTTGGGGAAATATCCCAGCCGCTTAATACTCCACGGCTCTGGAATGCTCCCATAATATCATTAAAAGCATTTACGCTTGTTCTCCCGCCAAAGGCACCATTTGTGCCGATAGCATTGTTAGGGTTAGTCATTACTTTACTCCTTTCACGAGCTTATTATATTCATCAAAACTTGTAACTTTCATATTTATTCGCACAGCGTTGCACTTGGGGCAATTCACCACACAGTCAACGCTCTTAGTCGTATCCCCAAGCACCCATCCGCACTTCGGGCATTTAATCTTCACCGCCATTAGTTTTCCTCCAATACTTCATCAAAGTAGCACCTACAGTTCACGTGGGCGTCTGGTATCCTCCCGTCATCGTTCCAACTGGACTGTTCCCAAGAAATTACCTCCCCATCTTCAGTTTCCACATAGTCTTGGAACGCAGCCCCAAGTCTTACCTCCTTGCCTTCCATCGCCTCGCAGACCGGGCACACTTTAGAGTCCCCCGAAGTCCGCCACACCAGTTTCACCCTTAGTCCATATTTCTCGGCCAGAGCCTCGTCCTGTTCTAAGCGCCCGCTCTTAATCGCATATACGGTTTCATTCCTAGCAATCATTTCAGCCTTACTTTCAGGCATTACCTCAGCCAATCTATTTTTTATTTCTTCAGCGGTCAACCCCTCGGAGTTATTAAGCACTTCCGAAGTAATATTGTTAGTATAATCGGCAAAACCTCGCACAAGCAATCTAGTTCTATCAGCAATCTTACCTTTCAAGGATTCGCTCACAAAAACTTCGTTGGATTTTAGTATATTGCGAATTTCGCCAGCCACATCCTCATTTGCTAGCAACTCAAGAGCCTTTGCACCTTCTTTAGCCCCAATTTGGGCATCATCCTGAAGCATTTCAGTCATTTTCTCGATAGTGCCATCAACATCTACTGATAAATTCTCATCCATAATCGCCTTGCCAAGAAGAATTAACAGATTATATACCCTATTTTCTTCTTTGGTCATTGGTGGTAACTCATCAAGAGTGTGATGGCATTGGCATTTTTTTGCATCTTGCCTCGCCTCAGGTAGTTGCTTTTTTACGGAATAATCAATCGCAATTGGAGCTTTTACTTCACTAACCTGGAATTTAGTCCAAATAGAGTTTGCGGCAGCTTCCCAATTCTTTGGGAGCCCAAGAGCAGCCACTGCAGATTCGCCAGTAGCACCAGCCTCAAGTAGATTTACAAGAGCTTCGCTCCTAATCCTTGCAATT